CACCGCTTCCAGTGTCACCTTGCCAGAAAGCTCTTTCCAAATTTTGTGCAATTAAACCAGCTTTTAAGTCTGTGAATTGTTGCTCAAATGGAATGCTCTTAGGATTAGAACCTGAAGGCAATACTAATTGAAGGTAAGTAGTCTCCAAAGTTTTAGGACACAAAGACTCGTGTACTCTGATAGGTGCAACTGTCAAACTTCTGTTTGTGAAAGTTGTAGTTCCTGAAGCTGAGAAACCGCAAGAAGTACCCGATTGAAATACAGCGTCAGTATCCATTACGTTTACTTGACTTGCTGATTTTACGCCAGGCATCTTAGTTGCCAAGCTGATTGATTTTGCAGAGAATAAAGACTTAGTCAATAACTCTCTTTCGTTAGCCTTTGTATAAGCGGCTAAAGATGTTACATTAAATGCCATTTTTTTATTTATTTAAAAATTTTAAAATTTCGTTTAGTTTATTATACTGGTTGTCTTTCTCAGCTTGAAAATTTACATTGAAAGGTTTAGCCTCAACTACTTCAGAAGGGGCATCTGCTAACTTTTCTACGATTTCAACTAATTTAGAGAAAGCATCTTTTTGAGTATTCATTTTCTCTTCAGTTGCGCCCATCTTTTCAGCTATTTTAGCCTCAAGTGCTGCCAACATCTCTTCCATTTTCATAATTTTAGCACCCATTGCCTCAATCATTGGAAGGTAATCTTCAGCCATTTTTTGTTCTGCCTCAATTTCAACTTCTACTGAAGGCTCTTCTTCTGTTGGCATAACTTCAGGAACTTCTAAGGAAATTACTTTTCCGTTTTCAACTGTAATTTTTCTACCGTCTTGTAGTTCGTGTTCTCCATCGGGTGCAGGAACTTCTCCTGACTCACTTACTACCATAACACTTGTTCCTTCAGCCAATGGTCCTTCCCACTTAATAATGGTCAATCCATCGGCTAATTTTGCCTCCTCAAAAGACATAGGAGCTTCTTCTGTGAATATCTCCTTCAATTTGCTTAAAAGCACTTTTACATCGCTCATATTATTTGTATATATATTTGTTTTATTTAATTGTAATTTATCTATTAAGTCGATAGCTTCTTGAACGTTGCTAACCATCTCTACTCTTCTATCTGTGAAAAGTCCTTCTACTGAAAATCCTTTGAACTTCCCTGATTTAATGTAATCGTTCCAAATCTCTTCATTATCTACCTTACAGCTAATAAACCAAGTACCATCAGGTAAATCTTCAAATCCTTCAGGAGTCTTAATACCTCTACTTGAATCAATAATAAAAGACTCAATCAAGTAAACTCCATCCGCTAACATATTTTTCTTATGCTGAAGATTGAAGTTAGTTACATACTGATTCTTGAAATATCTCTCAACTATTTTTTGAATCGTTTCTTTAGAGAAAATAACATTGTATTCTTCACCATCTTTACTCCTTCTGTAAATAGATTGGTTAGGAATCATTGCTGGTCCACTTATTATTTGTTTGTCAGTAGTTTTAAAACTAAAGCTTTTCTTTTCCCACTTAGTGTAACAAATAGCAGCAGCTTGTTCTTGCTCTATTCCGTTACCTACCTCAATAGAAATGCATCTACTAATAAACTCGTTCTTGTCTTCTCCAGCCTTAGGTTCTACTACGAATTCGTCAATCTGTTTTAGTTTTCTACTTGCCCATTCTATCCCTTCATCGCCTCCCCAAGCAAGCCACATTAAAGCTCCGCAGTCCTCTTTTGGGTCGCCTTTAGAGTTCTCTCTGTGCCTTTCAAAACCTGACATTCTCGCAATCGTTTCTCTACTAAGGTTCTCTCCGTTTGCTAATTGAGAAGCTCTTACCCATCCTACTTGAGTGCCGCAGTCTAAGTTGTATTTTTCTTTTAATTCAATCGCTCTTTTTGCGTTCTCACTCGCTGCTTTCGGATAGTCGCTGTATGTCTCAAATTGACTTTCAAAAGCTACCCAATCATATTCAATAGCAGGGGAATCTACTAAAGCAATAAAGTCTACTCCAGTCTCTTCGTCTTCGTTAATGAGTAGCTCGTATAAAGGAAGTTTAGCCATATATTTAGATAGTTTTTTTTATATAAGTTTTAACCTATTACTGCCTTAGCCTTGATGGCATCTACTTTATTTTGTGTATTCGTAATATCGGTTTCAGTCACATATACTTTTGTTGCACCAGTATTGTTTACATCAATCGGATTCGTGTTGTCAATTCTCGTGAATGAACTTGCTGGTCTTGTCATTGGTGGAGCTGACATACTCGCAGAACCTCCACCGCCTCCGCCTGGTACTTGAACTGCTAAAATCTTATTGACATTCGCTATACCTGCTGCCACTACTGCTGCTGCTGCCAAAGCTCCTCTAAATGGTGAGGTAGGGTCGCCAGGCGTTAACTGTGTATTGTATGCTTTAACTGCTCCTAAGTAAGTGTCAATTGTTGCGGCTGCTACTGCTAAGGCTTTTCCTTCTGCTGTACTTTCTCCTAATACACTTGCAAAAGTTTTTAACGAATTAGAATAAGATTCTAAAGCTTTCTCCCTGTTAGATCTTGTTTCATTTTCAAGTTTTTGTGTAGCATCGGCATTCTCTTTATTAATATCATATTTTTTCTTAGCAATCTCTGCCTCTAAAGCTGTTGTAGATTGTCCGTAGTCCTTAGCCGTTTGAAGTTTTTGTTCAAGCTCTTGTAGTTCTAATTGTTGTTGCTGTTTGCGTATTTGGTCCTGAGTAAGATTGTTTTCGTAGAGTAGTGTTTGTTGCTTTTTATAATAGTCTTCTGTCGCTTTATTGCTATCCTCAAATTCTTTATTCGCTCTATCAATCTCAGCCTTCTTTGCGTCATCTATTTCTTTCTGAGCAGCTAATTCAGATGCGACTTTTTCTTTGTTTAAAGACTCAATTGACTTAACTACTTTTCGCCTACGCATTATTGACTCAGCCTCTAACTCGTTAACTCTTGCGATAGCTTCAGCCTCTTGTGCTAATGCCTCATCACTTGCAGATGTTAACTTGTTTCTTTCTTTTATTGCGTTAGCTTTTTGTTTAGCTATAACTAATTCTTTTGCTGCTAAACTTTCTTCAGATGCTGCGACTTCTTGGAGTGCTTTAATCCTCTCATCAAAAGTAGCGTTCTCATCCTCCATCATTAATCTCGCTGCTGCCGTTTGTTTAGCTTGTTTGCTTCTTTCTATTCGTAGCCCTCTTTCAGCATCCTCTACGCCTTGTAAAATAGCTTCAATCCTTGCAGATTCTTTCGCTGCCTTAGTCGCTTCTGCTGCTACTTTGCTGACTTCATTAATTGCATTACCTACTTTCTCAGTAATACCTTCTACTCCTAAAGTAACTTTGCCGACTGCATCCGCTGCTACTTGTCCAGCCTCAGAAAACTTTCCCTCAAATAATAATCCAATAGCTTGTCCTAAAGCTGGGACTAACTCTATTAAACCTTCAAAACGATTAGTAATATTTTCTTGGATTAAATTAGCAAAATCAGTTAGTGCTTGTTTTGGATTCTCAAACATCCCAATCAATAACTCAGCTACCTTAGCCAATGAATTCATTACTACATCTAACCCAGTCTTTAACCCAGCCATTGCTTGGTCAAATCTGTCTGCGCCATCATTTGTAGATGTGAATGCTTTAAATAATAAAAGTAAAGTTCCAGCTATTGCAGCTAATACTGCTCCGATTGGATTGGCTACTAAAGTCCACATAGCTTTAGCAGTATCTTTTAAGGCGTTAACTACTCCTCCGATTGGTCCAGGCAAATCAGCAAAATCTTTCTTTGTTTCTTTTACTGCCTTTCCAGTTTTCTTAGTAGTCTTCTCTGTATCTTTTAAATTCTCGTTTAGGTTTTCCGTGGCATTACTTAACTCATCTACTTGCTCTACCGAATCACCAGTATCAACTTCTGTTTTTATTTTGACATTATTTTGCGCCATTCAATACCTCGTTTTCTGTGTTAATGATTATACTTAATATACTTGAATCAGCTAAATCAATTAATTTAATTAGCTCTTCAAATTCCGTTTGTTCAATTAATTCTTTGAATCTATTATACATTTGTGTTGTTATTAAAAATTACTGTCCAATTTCCTGAATAAGGAACAAACCAAGCTGTATGCTTAGTCTTTAAAGTAAAACTTGATTCACCTCCGATTAATTGTCCCGAACTTGGGTAAATATCCACATCGCCTCCGTTTTGATTGTGCGTAATTATAAATGGATAACCAGTCTTTAATTTCTGCAAGTTAGCATCAGGTAAGTAGACTCGGCTGCTACCATCAATTAACCAAATCTTTTGTGTAAAATCAATGAATACTATACCATCATTGGTGAATCTAATATCTGTGTAGTTCTTACTTCTGTCAGTTAGGAATCCAGTATTACTTGACTTATCTAAATTAGGCAATAAGATGTCAGGTAGATTAGGCTGCTCAGGTTCAAATGTTGCGTAGCCTCCGTTGGTAGTAGTTGACTCGCTAATAAATGATGGAGCTAACTTTAATTTAAGGAATTCAATCTTAACTGGGTCATTGGAATTTAAATCATATTCCACTTGATGCAATCGGTAGTATTGTTGGTCAATTCGGTAGTAATCTCTGAACGATAAATTAGCTAACTGATTAGGCGAAAGATGAAAGTAAGCACTAACTAACTTGGAATCTTTGTCGGTTATCTCAGACATAGTTTTTAACCAGTAAGAATTGTACAAGTTAGCTGTAGTTATTGCTGGTCTACTTCCATAAAAATAAGCCTTCGGAGTACTTACCTCAAGAGAGAAAGTCGGAGCTGTTACGCTATCTAACATTCCAGCATATGGATAGACATCATAGTTCTGATTTGCTGTAGCATTGTAGTTCAAATTCCAAGTTGTAGCTGTTTCAATCAATCCTCCGTACTGCAAAATACGAATGTTATAGACTGGCAAATTTGCTGAACCAGTACTTGGATCTTCAGGTCTTATCTTAGGAATTATTCTATCATTCACATCAGGAGCATCTACTGATGGAGTAGCACTAAATCCTAACTCAACTACTTTACTTTCCCTAACAAAATCGTTATTTATGTTAAACTTGACAGCACTAAATGACTCACGATAAACATCCTCATATTTTTTATTGAACTCATCTGTATCTGTTTTGTAACTCATCTCAAATACACGGAAGTCAAGTAAACCCATCGGCTTTATTTCTAACTCTTGTGAGACATCTAAGTACTCTGTTAAGTCAATTAAATTCTCTGTGTAGAATTCGTCTCTTGGTTCAATTATTAATTTCTTCTCATCTATCTTATCTACCTCAACATACAAGTTGAACATCTTAATCAAGTACTGCAAGAATTCGGTTTGCTTAGTTTTCTCAGGTAGTGCTGAACCAATGTCTATAATTTGTCCTTCTTGATATACTGATACTGGATTAGAGAATAATGCGAAGTCTTCTTCAAACCTTAAACCTATTTGTCGGATATCTACACTTGATGCGATGGAGAAATACTCCATATAGCAGAAAACTTTATCGCCAGGCTGAATCGTGAAAACATTTGTGTTATAAGAAATAACCTTTGATGTGTTTGTTACTATCTCAAATAATGTTGAACCTATTGTAGTTATTACTCCACCTCTATCTACTCGCACTCCACATATCACTCTTACTCTTCTGCTACCAGTACCAGCATTTGGGACTGAACTTATAGTTCCCTCAATCGCAAATCTATAATCACCTTGCAATCCACTTGGAGCTAACCACCAATTATTCGCAGTACTTACTCCTGATGGGTTAGTATCATTATCGTTTGTATTTAAACCTATTTTAAAAATTCCTGAACTGAATTGCAATGAACTTGTATAAGTTAAAGCAGTAGAGTTAGTCATTAAAAAAGTTCGGTCCTCAACTTGAGTAGCACCCATCCTAAACTCTCCACCACAAAAAGGGATTAACAGATTTTTAAATCGTTGACTATTGAAAAAGTTAGATTGATATCTATAACCTACTCCAGCAAAAATAGAATCTACTACTTGTTTAGCATAAACTGCTGGATACATAGTATTCAAGTTATAAGTCATCTCTCCGTTATTAAGAGAATTACCTCTGTCAATAAGTGGATAGACATAACCTATACCATCAGGCTGCGCACTTGCATTGAAATTGAAGTACTCAGTTCCGTTTCTGACAATTGAAATGTTCCAGCTCTTCTCTACATTATCTTTGGTCCATTCGTGATTAAATGCTGATAAATCTAACTCTTGTAGACTCAACTCCCCTAAGTCTTGGAATAGGTTAGCAAACTTTCCGATTATTACACATTCGTATTCAATCGCTCCATCTACATTCTTAATACTTACCAATTGCAAGTATCCTCTGAGTTGTTGGATTCCTTTGCGATAAAGGATAGCCTCAGCTTTTAAATTCGGATTGAAATCAGGATTGAAATTTAAACTTGATGTGTTAATCGTAGCTCTATCTATGTTGAATATCGCAGAGAAAATTGAATGGTTATTTGCTGTGCCTGGAATAGTTAATGATTTAGAATAATCACTCTGTCTCTTGTCAGGTTCACGGATGTCAACGATTGATTTATTAATAGGCATTGGAACTGAATCGTACAAATCCACATCCCAAGTATTACTTACAATTCCTGAAGCGTTATAAGCTATTATTTTTAATTCTGTTTGGTTCATAGTGATTGGCGATAATTGTCAAAGGTATATTCTAAAGTCAATTGAAGTGAGCTGATTTGTCTATCGTTGATGTATATCTTTTCTTCGTAATTGCTTTCTTTAATGTTCACCGGTATATAAGTCGCTCCATACTCCATCATTACTACTGGACTTAGTACTAACTCTTTTAATCCTATCCATTCGGCATCGGTCAACCCATCGGAATTTATTTGAATTGTGTCTGTTAGTTTAGTAAAGTAGTTTGTTTTCGCTCTGAAGGTTTTAGGATAGTTCAAAGGTTGGAACTTCTTAAACATCTTTCTTTCAATGTCCGTAAAGTTTCTGCTTACTTTCGTGAATGTGTAAGCATCAAATCCACCCAAGTTGTTTAACCAATGTAATCTAATTGGCGAATACTTTTGACAGCTCGTATCAATTAAGAAAGTTCTGCTAAAATAAGTTGTTGCGCCACTACCAGCCGTGTTCTGACCATTGACTCTATAGTACACAGCATTGGGATAGTCAAAGGCTGCATCATAAACAGATTTGTAATATCCACTTGCATTACCTGAGTTAGCGACATTGATTGAATTAATTGACCCAATCGGAGTGAATCCAGCATTTGACTCAATTAATAAATTTAGATTTTTATCTAATACCTGAACATTGATATTACCTACTATACCAGTACCATAGATTTCATCGTAATCAAAAT